AGCTTGACGCATTGGTCAGCTTTAGTTTTAACCTAGGCCTTGGCACTTTACAAAGAAGCACCTTACGGCAGAAGCATAACCGGGGTGACTACGAGGGTGCCGCAAATGAATTCTTGAAGTTTACGAGGGCAGGTGGGAAAGTACTGAGGGGGCTTGTTACTAGACGAGGTGATGAGCGGTCCCTGTATTTGGCCAAATAACTACACGTTTTACATAGTTGCAACATGACCTTAAAATGGCCGTAAGTCTATGAAAGTTTAAGGAAAGTACCATGACCTCCGCAGTTGTGATGACCTATGACAGCCTAGTGGCTGACGTGATCTCCTACCTGGAGCGGACTGATACCGCCACGGTAGACAAGATTCCTACTTTTATTATGTTAGCTGAGCAGGTAATTGCCAGCCAGATCAAGTTTCTAGGCAACCTGACGGTCCAGGAAAGCCAGATGATTGCTACGCAGTCGGTGATTGATAAGCCTGCCCGGTGGCACAAGACGGTCTCCATGAACGTGACAGTGGCCAACAACCGGTATCCGGTCCTGTTGCGCAAGCCTGAGTACCTGCGGGAGTACTGGCCGAATCCTAGTGAGACGGAAGTTCCGAAGTTTTACTCTGACTATGACTACACCCATTGGCTAGTGGCGCCTACGCCTGACCTTGACTATAACTTCGAGGTTATCTATTACGAGCGGGTTCAGCCGTTGAGCTCAACTAACCAGGTTAATTGGTTCACAACCTATGCCCCGCAGGCCATGCTGTACGGGACGTTACTGCAGTCGATGCCGTTCTTGAAGAACGATGACCGGATGCCTATGTGGCAGGCTCAGTACGACCTTATTATCAACACTCTGAAGGCCGAGGATGCGATGCGCATAGCCGACCGTCAGGCCGTCGCATTGGACTCCTAACTATGTCATATAACAGCCCCTTTACAGGAAACGTAGTCCAGCCGACGGACGTTTCTTATCGTTACATAGAATTAACCGCGGATCTACAGCTAGAGTGGCCAATTAACGGCACCACGGCTGACGGTGCGGCTGCGAGGATTATGGACGTTCTGCCTAGCCAGGCTGGGTGGGACTTGATCATGCCGCCGGCGAATCAGACATCGGTAGGCACTGATGCGATGATTTACAACGTCGGCAATTTTAGTTTTACAGTAACCGACTTTGATGGCGGGACCATTGTTGCGATTGCCCCTGGGGAAGCCCAGTATATCTACGTAACAGACAATGCTGACGAGGCCGGCACTTGGAACGTTTTCCAATTCGGTGCTGGGACTTCATCGGCTGATGCGGCGGTACTAGCTGGGTACGGCTTAAAGGCCATCTCTACGACCTTAAACCAGTCGCACAGTACGGTAACGTTCTCATCTAACTATACGGCTGTAGCGGCCGACAGGGCCTCATGCTACATCTGGAACGGCGGCGCTGGTACGTTTACCATGCCTACGCCTGCCTCCCTGGGCAACGATTGGTTTGTATTGGTGCGCAACGGAGGCACCGGTTCATTGGCGGTTACCCCGGCTAGTGGAAATATTAACGACGTTGCATCGGTTAGCTTGCAGCCTGCTGATTCTTGCTTTGTGTGCTGCTCTGGGACGGCGTACTTTACGGTTGGCTTAGGTAAGGTGTCGCAGTTTAACTTTACGCAGCTAACGAAGTTGGTAACGAACGGCACCTATACCTTGACCTCTGCGGAGGCCGCTAACGTTGTCCAGAAGTATATTGGGACATTGACCGGCGCGGTGACGGTAGAGATCCCGCAGACGGTGCAGGTTTACTACATCTCTAACCAAACCACGGATCCTGGCCCTTACGATATTACCTTCACAACTGGCGTAGCTGGCTCTAATACGGCGGTTGTGCCTGCCGGTAACCAGGTTATTTTGTTGTGCGATTCGGTAAATATTTATAACGCGACAACAATTAGCGCCGGGGCAAGCATTTCGTCTTTGTCTGATGGAACGGTTGTGAACCCATCTCTTAACTTCGCCTCTGAAACAAATACCGGTATGTACCGCCCAGGCTCTGGGGAGATTGGTTGGTCTATTCTTGGGGTAAATGAGATGACCTTAGCGGCCTCAGGGTTAACTATTCCTAGCGGTATTGCTGGTGGTGTCTTCACATGACCCAAAAAGTCTTTGCACTTGATACTGTCGCTGGCATTCAGCGGGACGGGACGCTTTTTGACAAGGCCTACTATACCGACGGCAAGTGGGTCAGGTTCCAGCGTAAGCGCCCTCGTAAGATGGGCGGGTACCGGGTTATCTCGGCTCAGCTCACGGGCCCATCACGGGGTATCTGGGTTAATCCAAGGAACGGCCTTACCTATATTTTTAGCGGGTACAGTGACAACCTGCAGACGCTAACGATTGACAGTAACGGGGTTGGATCTGGTGTTTTAGACTTTACGTTAAATAACTTCACGCCATCGAACCTTAACCTTTGGCAGTTTGACGGTTTTTATGATGTGGCTGGGTCTGGTCTATCAACACTCGTGGCTCATCCAGGTCAAAACTTGGCTGTAATTGATAACACCACGAACACGCCTGTTTTGATTGGTGACGTAACAGGCACGACCTTGTCTCAGATTGGTGTTTTTACGGATAGTGTAACGACAACAAACGGCTTGGCTACAATTACCTTGGCGGCTACTAACATCTTAATTGCTGCTGGCCAGTCTATAACAGGTGCGGGGATACCTGGCGGAACAACGGTCGTGTCTGTTGTTAGCACGACGGTTACCTTGTCTGCTAACGCTACGGCAGACGGGACAGTTACCGCTACTTTTAACAACAACGTCAGCGTATCAGGCGGTGTTGTAGTGCTCCACCCTTACGTGTTTGTTTTTGGTAATGACGGCTTAATTAGAAACTGTTCTGCCGGCAATGCACAGGATTGGGTCTCCGCGGACGCTAACGAGGTGAATGTAGCCTCTGGGAAGATTGTTAAGGGGTTACCAGTGCGCGGAGGCTCTAACAGCCCCTCAGGCCTGTTCTGGAGCTTAGATAGCCTTATACGCGTCTCCTATGCCCCTCAGTCGTTAGGCATTGCAGGAACGGCTAACTTTTCTACCCCGACCTTCTGGCGTTACGACATTATCTCAAGCCAGACCTCAATCTTGTCCTCGCAGTGCGTGATTGAGTACGACGGTATCTATTATTGGATCGGCGTTGATCGATTCCTTCTGTACAACGGTACGGTAAAGGAAATTGAAAACAACATGAACCAGAACTACTTTTTCGACAACCTGAACTATGACGCCAGGGAAAAGGTTTGGGTAACAAAAGTACCTCGATATGGTGAGGTTTGGTGGTACTACCCGCGTGGGGATTCCACTGAATGTAACGACGCGATTGTCTACAATATTCGTGAGAATACCTGGTACGACGCCGGTGGTGCTATTGGCGCCCGACGCTCTGCTGGGTACTTCTCACAGGTGTTTGCATTTCCTGTCGCGGCCGATTGGGTGACGACGGTATCGGAGTCTGTTTTTGAGGCAAGTTTTGCCACTGTTAATGGCTCCCCTTATCTTAAAACCGCGACCTACTACCCTGACGTTATCGTAGGCCAGATTATTAGCGGGACGGGGATTACTGTTGGCACCGAGGTGCAGACGGTCACAACTAGCGGCATTAACGGTCTTGGGGCTATTACGGCCGGATCTGGGTATGTAAACGGTTCGTACCTAAATATTCCATTTATAACCGGCAGCGGCTTTAACGGGACCGCTAATATTACTGTTGCCGGCAATGTTGTCACCGCTGTCGCAATCGTAAACCCTGGCGCTGTCTATGAGGTCGGTGACGTGCTTGAAGTTGACGATGCTGACTTAGGTGGTGGGTCTGGATTCTCGATACCCATTACCTCTATTTGGACGATGGTTATCACGATGACGGCTAACGCTACGGCGACCGGCACAGTGCTGTTAACGTTTAGCACGCAGCCAGATCTGATTGAAATATTCCAGAACGAGTACGGCACTGACTATGTAAATGGCCAGAACGCGGTTGCTATTGAGAGCTATTTTGAGACCAACGACCTTGGTTGGGTCAGCGGCGGTCCTTCTGAGATGTCCCCGGCTGGAACTAACCGATGGCTGCGCTTAGAGCGCGTTGAGCCTGACTTCATCATGACAGGTGAGATGAACCTTGTTGTAACTGGGCGTCCATTTGCACAGGGTGATGACCAGGAGTCTACTCCGTATGTGTTTGACGCTAACATTGGCAAGATTGACATGAAGGAGCAGCGCCGGGAGTTACGCCTGCGGTTCATTTCAAACATTGTTGGTGGTAACTATCAATTAGGTAAGTTGCTGCTGAATGCAGACCTTGGCGACGTTCGAGGTTTCGGATCATGATGAGCATTGGCGTCAGCCCTCCGCTTGTCTATGACCCTCGGTATCATACGTTTGATTCTTGGGCATGCCTGATGGTTGAGCAGTACGCGGCGAATCAACTTGCTATTCCTACGCCGGGTATGGACTGGACCGAATGGGCTCGTGGGTTAAAGGCAATTGACGTGTTCACGAACGAAGGTATTCCGGGTCCCGTTGGGTTTGATAACTGGTTTGATTGGGCATCTGCATTGTTAGGCGCCATCAACCCTAGCGTGGCGTAAAGGTAAATTATGGCTCTTACTTATGGCGAAACACAGGCTCGATTAACGAGCGAACTAGGCCGCCCTCCAACTGCAAAAGAGATGTATACGGCGATAGTGCCGCCAAAGACGGTAGCGGCTACGACTACTACTACTACCGGAGGCTTGCCTACAGTTGAGGTTGGCGTGCAGCTTCCTAAAGATCTTATGGGCGGGGTAGGTACTAATGCCGCCGCTAGTGTAAGTAACGTTAGCTCTGCAAATGAAGATGCGGCTAGGTTAGCTCTCCCGGCTCAATTCCAAGGTATGTCATCGTCTCAATTAGCCTCTGCAGATACTGCGTTGAAGAGCAACGTTGGGGCTCAACAGGCAACTGTTTCTGGTGGTTTACAACAAGAAACCGTTTCTGGCGGCTTGCCAACTACAGCGGATGAAGACGCTGCTCGTTTAGCATTGCCGGCTCAATTTCAGGGTATGAGCGCAGATCAATTAGATGCCGCAGATACTGAAATAAAAGCAAATGAAGAGCGCCAAAGGTCTACTTTTGGCCATTCAATGTCACCGACTTATGCCGCGGACGTAGGCCTTGGTGGAGTAAGCCCAGACAATTCTGCAGACAAGCTTAGCGCACTGTATGCCGACGTTCTTGGCCGTGCAGATGCTAAGCTGACGGATCCAGAAGGGTTCCAGTACTGGCTAAACACCATCGGCGCAGACAATGCGATTACGCCGGAAGAGGAAGAGATTTGGCGAAAGGCTGCTGAGCCTGAGTTAGAAAAGAAGACGATAGGCCAATATACCGGCACCGTTCCTGCTGCGGACGTTAAGAGCTATTTTGAGGCCAATCAAGATAGCCCAGGCTTAGTTGCTGCGTATGCGACAAGAAACAATATCCCACTAGAGCAGATGGCGTTAGCTACTGGCAAGACGGTGGATGAGTTATCTAAGTTTTACGATACCTTTTATACGCCTATTGATTATTCTAAGGTTGAGGATTACAGCAAAGATTTAACTACAGGTAAGACCCTATTCGGCACCGGTGGGCAGTTT